AACTGTTTGACCAAATTATTGTAGCTATGGAAGACTTAGGTGATCCAACAGACCCAGTAACTGGTTATGACATTCATTTTAAAAGAAAGAAAACTGGACCTCAAGTATTTAACGTTGAGTATCAGTTAGCTGTCTTAAAATGTAAAAATAGAGAACTAACCGACGAAGAAAAAGAGCTTATCAAAGATCTTAAATCCATGGATGATGTACTTCCTAGACCTACTGCTGACGCACAGTTGGAATTGCTAAGAAGAATCAATAATCAGGATGGCGGAGAAGAGCAAGTAGATTCGGAGTTCGACGTATCATGATTGGAGTAGGAAGTATCTTTCCTAATTTCCACATGGTTGGAGTAGATGAAAGCAATAGTTTTTTAGATTTAGATGTATTAGCACCCAATAGTTGGACTGTTATGTATTTTTATCCTAAAGATTTTACTTTTATCTGCCCTACTGAAATTGCAGGAATGGATATGCTAGTATCAGAAGCAGATGTTATCGGCGTTAGCGGTGACAATGAGTTCTGTAAACTAATGTGGAAACAAACAAATGACACAATTAGAAATATTAATCATATTTTAGCTGCAGATTGTGGACTTAAGTTATCTACTAAACTAGGAATAGTTGATGAAGATAATGGAGTCTGCTTTAGAGCTACATATATTGTAGACCCAGAAGGGGTTGTTCAACATGTATCAGTCAATGCACTTGATACAGGTAGAAATGCAAACGAAGTACTAAGAACACTACAAGGCTTAAAAGCTGGTGGACTTACAGGTTGTGAATGGCAACCAGGAGAAGACTTCGTAGCATGAAGCAATTAAAAAAATTACTATTATGGATAGTAGATACCTGGCGTATAATCATGGATGCAAAATATAATCCATTAAAGTATATTCCAGACCCAAGTTTACAAACTTACTTTATGTTAGTATTGTTTACTATGTGGTCAGTATACTTTGGATTTGTTGCCTCTTACTATATGGGATGGCTTGGCTATTCAGTAGTAACAAGTATCATTGTTCATATTGCAGTTCTTTTACCTATAAGTTTCACTAATGCGGTATTTTTAGACGCAGAAAGAGATGGAGCAAGATGGGTAAAAGATTGGAGAAATGAAAAATGATATTGTTCACCGCAGACTGGCATATTAAATTAGGACAAAAGAATGTACCTGTAGCGTGGGCTTGCTCTCGTTATGAGATGTTCTTTGAACAAATACAGAATGTAATTGCGGAAAATAATTGTGATTTACACATCATTGGTGGGGACTTGTTTGACCGAGTTCCCAGCATGGATGAACTTACTCTTTACTTTGATTTTATAAAGAGAGTAAATGTAAGAACTATTATCTATGACGGCAATCATGAAGCCACAAGAAAAAATAAGACTTTCTTTACTAACCTTAAGAAAGTTACCAGTAGTATCAATCCTCTAGTAGAAGTAATTGATACAACATATTACGAAGATAACTGGGCAATATTACCTTATGCAGACTTACACAGAAAAGATGCAATAGAAAATATTGATGCAGAAATCTTATATACTCATGTTCGTGGAGAGATACCACCACATGTAGTACCAGAAGTAGATTTAGAAAGATTTGATAAGTTCAAAGTTGTTTTTGCTGGAGATTTACATGCTCACGAGAATACTCAAAGAAACATTGTATATCCAGGCAGTCCTATGACTACATCATTTCATAGAAATCAAGTCCAAACGGGGTATTTACTAATAGACGGCTTAGAATGGAAGTGGGGGAGTTTTAAACTACCTCAACTTATTCGTACTAGTGTGACTAACCCAGATGATATGATTCAGACCGACTTTCACCATACTATATATGAGTTGGAAGGAGATGTTCAAGATTTAGCTAAAGTTAAAAACACTGAGCTACTTGATAAGAAAGTAGTAAAACGAGAAATGGAAGCAACTCTTAAGTTGAGTCAAGACATGACAATATCAGAAGAACTAATAATGTATCTATCTGAAATCTTAAGTCTGGAAGAAACTAAAATACCAAATATTATAGGAGTGTTTAATGATTATTCTAAAGAAGCTGAAGTGGGATAATTGCTTTTCTTATGGAGAAGGAAACGAGTTAGACTTAGATAAGTCAACTCTTACACAGCTTGTAGGCACAAATGGAGTGGGAAAATCCTCTATTCCCTTGATTTTAGAGGAAGTATTATTTAATAAAAACAGTAAAAATGTTAAGAAGGCAGATATCGCAAACCGCTATATCAATAGTGGTTATAATATCTCTCTATCTTTTACAGTGGATAATGATGAGTACTGTATTAGCGTTATAAGACGTGCAGCACTTAAGTGTAAACTTACAAAAAATGGAGAAGATATAAGTTCACACACAGCGTCAAATACGTACAAGACGCTTGGGGAAGTATTGGGCATTGATTTTAAAACCTTTTCTCAATTAGTTTACCAAAACACCAATGCATCATTACAATTCTTAACAGCGACTGACACGAACCGTAAAAAGTTCTTAATTGACCTCTTGAAGCTAGACGAATATGTGTCTTACTTTGAGATTTTTAAAGAAGCTGTAAGAGTAAAAGCAAACGAAATCACAGGAAGCAATGCGAAAATTGCAACAATCGAGAAATGGTTGGCAGATAATATTCTTGAAGATAGTGTCATACTCGAAAAGATGATTTTACCAAAAATTAATGAAGAAGATGAAGAATCTTTACGTTCTTTACAATTAGAATTTGAAAATATCTCCGAAAAGAATAAAAAAATAAATCTTAATGAAATGCTGAAACAGCAGGTAAAAAACATACCACTAGAACAGTACAAAGCAGATTTACAAACTTATCCTGAGTTGCAAGATACTTCTGATATAGAACAAGATATAGGAAAAGTAAACCATAATCTTGCATATCATGAGAGACTCTTAAATGAGTATGAAAGTCAAACAGGTAAGTGTCCTACATGCGGTCAGGACATAGAAGTAGACTTCACAGAAGAAAAACTAGAACTTCATAGAGAAGGAATAAAGACAGCAAAGCTAAATTACTTAGAGAAGAAAGCAGATTTAACCGAGATACAACATGCAAATAAAATACATAGGGCAGCAACCAAAGGAGTCCAAGACTGGGAACAAACCTACAGGTCTATTGACCATGAGCTCCCGTCAGAAGCAATGGATGGAGAAAGAATCTCCGAGCAAATTCAAGACCTTCGTAAAACGATTGCCGATAGTAGGTCGAATCTTCAAGAGGTTATAGATGAAAACGAAAGAAGAGAAAGACATAACACCAGAATTAGCATCATCTTGGAACAAACTGATGGATTTCAAAGGGAGCTTGATGCAAGTAAATCTAGTCTTGAGAGTTCAGAAAGCAAATTGGCGATTCTTGAAACACTCAAAAAAGCATTTAGTACGAACGGACTTTTAGCTTATAAAATAGAATCTCTAGTGAAAGAATTAGAAGTTCTAACAAACGACTACCTCGCAGAATTTAGTGATGGTAGATTTAGTATTAACTTTGTAGTGGAGAACGATAAATTAAATGTGGAAGTCTCAGATAATGGCAATATTATTGACATTCTTGCTCTTTCTAGCGGCGAGTTAGCTAGAGTAAACATAGCAACCTTAGTAGCAATACGAAAACTAATGGCTTCTATAAGTCGTAGTCAAATCAATGTGCTATTTTTAGATGAGGTAAACCAAGCCTTAGATGAAGTTGGTAAAGAAAAAGTAGTGGAAGTATTACTTAAAGAAGAAAACCTTAATACATATATGGTATCACATGGTTGGACTCACCCATTACTAGAAAAAATAGAGATAACTAAAATAGATAATATTAGTTATTTAGAAGGATAATATGAGTAGAAAAACAGGAAAGAGTTTAAATCCTAGTGATTTTTATCCTACACCGCCTTGGTGTTATGAAAATTTAGAAATAGACTGGAGTGTATTCACTTCTGCCCACGAGCCTTGTAGAGGAGACGGCAGAATCGAACTATTTTTACAAGAGAAAGTAGGCACAACAACATATTCTGAAATATTAGAGGGGAAAGACTTTTTTGAGTGGGAAGATGATGTTGATTTGATTTTAACAAATCCACCATTTAATATACTACAAGAGTTTGCAAATCATGCAATGGCTCATAGTAATACTTGTATATTCCTCTCAAGATTAAACTACTTAGGTAGTATTGGTAGACACAACTGGTGGAAAGAGAACACTCCTACTGCCCTTCACGTACTTAGTAAACGTCCTTCTTTTACAGGAGAAGGTACAGATGCTACAGATTACTGTTGGATAGTGTGGGACAAAACCGATAGAACAGAAAGGGGCGTTTTCTTTATTGCACCTCCTTCTCCCTCGCAAGTATTAGAAGGTAAAGAACTAGCATATACTAAAGAGGAGCTACAAGAAGGTAGTGAAGTGTACAACAACATCATTCTGTCAACATAGAAAAATATATATTGACAACATCTCATAAATTTGATATAATATAATATAAAAAGGAGTAACATGCAAGTAGTAATTTACAGTATACCAAATTGTACATATTGTGTACAAGCAAAAAATTTAGCAGAAAATCATCCAAAAGTCGAGGAGACTATATATAAGATGATGGGCGATGGTTTTAAACCAACAGAAGTTAGGGAACTGTTTCCGACAGCAAGAACATTTCCTCAGATTATAGTAGACGGAGAAAAGATAGGCGGATTCACAGAACTCAAGGCTTTACTGGATGGTTAATTCTAGAAGGAAAGGTCATGACGCTGAGATACGCGTAGCAGATATGCTTAAAAGAATCACAGGCGAGGAGTTCGTACAGACTCCTGGCTCAGGTTCTGGCAAGATAAAAGGTGATTTAATGGTACCTCACAAACATAACCTCTTTACAATAGAGGTTAAGTTCTATCGTGATATGGCATTTAATCATAAAATATTTACTCAAAAGAGTAATACCTTTGTGGGTTGGTGGTCTAAGTTGTGCAAACAGGCACAGGATATGGAGCAGGAACCTCTGCTTATATTTAAAGAGAATCACTCACAGTGGTACGTGGCAACGACAAGAAAGCCATGTTACAAAAAACATATGTACATAAACTGGTTGGGGTGCTATGTCACCTTTGCTGAACAATTTTTAGAAACAGAGGAGTTAAAGTTTACAAATGGCGATAAAATTTACGAGCCATGGAGAGTCGATCCCGAATGGGAACTTACTAATAGTTGATGGACTCAACTTGGCGTTCAGATGGAAACATCAGGGCAAGAATGACTTTGAACATGATTATGTACGAACAGTACAATCATTAGCAAAGTCTTATGACTGCGGAGAAATCGTAGTCTTAGGGGATGGCGGTAGTAATTACCGTAAGGAAATATATCCCGAATACAAAGCAAACAGAAAAGAAAGATATGCAGAACAGACTGAGAAAGAGGAACAAGAGTTCCAAGAATTCTTAGCCGAGTTCCAAGTTACTATGAATACTTTAAAGTATAAGGGACACCTTACGCTTAAATATGCAGGAGTAGAAGCTGATGACATAGCTGCTCTTATCTGTCAAAACAGAGAGAATCTAGGTATACAAAATATTTGGATGATTTCATCAGATAGAGACTGGGATTTACTTATTGATGAGAATATAAGTAGATTCTCTACAGTCACTAGAAAAGAAACAACGCTTCATAATTGGGACGAGCATTATGATTTTGACCCAGAGTACTTCTTAACATATAAGTGCCTAACAGGGGATAAAGGAGATAACGTTCCAGGAGTTGATGGTATCGGTCCAAAGAGAGCGACACAGATTATTCAACAATATGGAGATATTTTTGATATTATGGCGAGTTTACCAATAGACGGAAAGTATAAATTTATACAGAACTTAAATGAGTTCGGAAGTGACGGACTTGAAATTGGTATTAAACTCATGGATTTAACATATGACGTAGATGGAGCAGTACTCGGTCACGCCAAAGAGATTATAGGATTAGTGGAGAATTATGTCAGTGAAAATAGACTTTAGTAAAGATAGTCTTTTAGATGATTTTGCTTTAGCAACTCTAAAAGATAGATATATGGTAGGTGATGAAACTTCACCCCAAGAAGCTTTTGCGCGTGCCGCAACAGCTTTTGCAGATGATGAGGCTCATGCACAAAGACTATATGATTATGTAAGTAAACTATGGTTTATGTTTGCTACGCCAGTATTATCAAACGGAGGCACTAAAAGAGGATTACCTATTAGTTGCTTTTTAAATTATGTAGATGACAGCAGAGAAGGGATAACAGACCACTTCACAGAAAATGCTTTCTTATCTTCTTTTGGAGGAGGTATTGGAGGTAGCTGGAGTGATGTTCGTGCGTCTGGCTCTAAGACTTCTAAAGGAAGTGAGAGTACAGGAGTAATACCTTTTATGAAGGTAGTAG